ATTCAGCTATGCGGTGGTGCTGCCCACGGGGGCGTACGAGTACCTACTGAATAAGGATGTAAACTTTATTCAGGAAGCCTTTCCCAACCCGTCCACGACGGGCACGCCCAAGTACTACACGCTCAACGGCGCGCCAAGCAACCCGCTGGTGCAAACGTTTCGGTTGGGCCCCACTCCCGGTGCGGCGCTTGTCTCCGTGCTGAATTACATGGCCTACCCCGAGAGCATCTCGACGGCTGTGTCGGGCACTTCTTGGCTTGGCGAGAACTTTGAGTCTGTGCTCTTCAACGGCGTGATGGTCGAGGCGGCTCGGTTCATGAAGCAAGAGCCTGACATTGTTGCCATGTACGAGAAGCAGTTCCAAGACTCGCTGGTACTGGTCAAGGCGCTGAGTGATGGCCGGGATCGCACTGATGCGTACCGTGGCGGGCAACCGCGTGTGAAGGTGACCTGATGCCGCTGCTCCAGGGTCTGACATCGTCCTTCAAGGAAGAACTCCCCAAGGGGATTCACGACCTGCTGACGGACACCATCAAGATCGCGCTCTACACGGGCTTGGCTGATCTGGGCCCCACCACGACGGTCTACACGGCGACGGGCGAGGCGTCCGGTACGGGCTACGTGGCAGGTGGCATCACGCTCACTGGGGCTGCGATCACTCTGGACGGGCGTACGGCGTGCGTGACGTTCAACAACGCGGTGTTTGCTACGCCCAGTATCACCGCCCGGGGCGCGCTGATCTATAACTTTTCCAAGGCTAACCGCTCGATTGCGGTCCTTGACTTCGGCGCGGACAAGACGGGTAACGGCACGAACCTCACGATCACGTTCCCTGTTTCAACAGCCACGACGGCTGTGATTAGGATTGCATAATGGCAGCTACCTATACGCCAAGCCTGCGTCTGGCTAAGCCCGGTATTGGTGATGTCAACTGGGGCACGACGGCCAACGACGGTACGTTTGAACTGACGGACTTCTCGATTGCTGGTACCACCAGCATCACTGTCGGCGGGTCGGACTATACGCTGTCAAACCTGAACGGCGTCACGGATGAAGCTCGGGCTATGTTCATCTCGGCGGGCGGGAGCCCTGCTGCGCCTCGCAACGTCATCTGCCCTGCGGTCAGCAAGCTGTACTTCTTCCGCAACGGGACGGGTCAGACGCTTACGCTGAAGACGGCCTTGGGCTCAGGCATCGCTGTGCCCACGAACACGAATGCGGTGCTGTACTGCAACGGGACCAATGTCGTCAACGCGTTTGACCGGCTGGGCTCTCTGACGCTCGCTACGGCCTTGCCTGTGGCCTCTGGCGGTACGGGGGCGACGACCTCGACGGGCTCTGGCTCGGTGGTGCTGGCGAGCAATCCTACGCTGGCACGTGTGACGGTGACGGGCAACGCGCAGACCACCCCGGTGGTGGTCACTTTCTCTGCCACGGCCATGACCGTGGACTGCACGCTTAGCAACGTCTTCACGACGACGTTCACGGCGAACGTGACGGTAGCGCCTACGATCAGTAACCCGCAGGACGGCCAGACCATCAACTGGTTCATCACCCAGGACGGCACGGGCGGGCGCACGATGACTTGGCCGAGCAGCTTCAAGTGGCCCACGGGCTCGTCCAGCACGCTGAGCACGGCTGCAAACGCTGTGGATCTTGTAACGGCCACGTACCGCAGTGCCACGGGTTTCTGGTACGCCACGCTCCTGAAGCAGTTCGTATGAGCTTTGCTGCCCGGATGATGGCTGCACCTGCGGTGACAACGCCGCCTGTGGTGCTGCCTGCGTCGATAACGGTTAATGATTTTCAGTACCAGACAGATGCAAGCGCGACATTTATCATTTCTGACGACGGAACATATAGTTCTTTTGGTAGCGTTTCATCACCCGCTGGGACTTGGTTAAATACTGGATCTGCGAGCAGTTATGAAGTTAGGTTCACCCCAACAAGCGGCAGCGTGTCTTCTGGTGATTCAGTGAGTGTTTGGTTGGCGTTATCTTCTACCAGAAGCTGGGTGCGCACAACGCTTTATACAGGACAAGTAACGGCGACCACTTCTGTTGTAGGCACTCTGGAAATCCGTAATGCCTCAACACAAGCAGTTCTTACCTCAAGTACATTGACACTGACGGCTGAAGTAACAGACGCAAACCCGCCCTAAACCATGACCTTCAAACTCAGCCAACGTAGTCTGGACAATCTCGTCGGGGTGCAGCCTGCCCTCGTCGCTGTGGTCAAGCGCGCCATCGAGTTGACCAAGGTGGACTTCGGCGTCATCGAAGGCGTTCGCACGCAAGCCCGTCAGCAAGAACTCGTGAACTCCGGCGCAAGTCAGACGATGAATTCCCGGCACCTGACCGGCCATGCGGTAGACCTGATGGCCTACGTTGGCACACGTGCCTCCTGGGAATTGAACCTGTACGACGACATTGCGGATGCCGTCAAAGCTGCGGCCATCGAACTCAACACGCCTGTCAAGTGGGGCGGCGCGTGGACGGTGCAGGACATCCGCAAGTGGCATGGCACGATGCAGTCTGCCATGAACTCGTATATTGATGAGCGCAGGAAGCAAGGGCGCAGGCCCTTCATTGACGGCCCACATTTCGAGCTACCTTAAGGAGAAGTCATGGCCTGGAACCGCGACAACTGGAAAAACCTTGTCAGGACGGTTGCTCCTGGCCTTGCTACGGCTCTTGGCGGTCCTCTGGCGGGCGCTGCGGTTCAGACCATCTCCAACGCGGTCCTAGGCAAGCCTGACGGCTCGGAAGAAGAAGTGGCGGTAGCTGTCGCCTCCGGTGGATCAGACGCCCTACTCAAGCTCAAGGAAGCCGAGAACGCCTTCACCATCAAGATGAAGGAACTGGGCATTGACCTTGAGAAGGTCCATGCAAACGACCGTGCCAGTGCCCGCGAGCGCGAGGCCAAGACTGGAGATGTCTGGACGCCACGTATTCTTGCTGCCACAATCATCGGCGGCTTTTTGGCAATGGTTGCCAGTGTTCTGCTTGGCAAAGTGACCGGGATCACGGACCCCGTCGCAGCAGGCATGATTGGTACACTGATCGGTTATGTCAGCGCTAAGGCTGATCAGGTGGTCTCGTACTACTTCGGCTCCAGTGCAGGCAGTGCAGCTAAGACGGATCTGCTGGCGCGAAATGGTAAGTAACTATGCCGTTGAAAAAGCTCCAGTTTAAGCCGGGTGTAAATAGGGAAAATACCCGCTACACCACTGAAGGTGGCTACTACGATTGCGATAAGATTCGCTTTCGTCAAGGCACGCCTGAAAAAATTGGCGGCTGGCAGCAGTGGTCATCTAACCGGTTCCTTGGAGTATGCCGTTCTCTATGGCCCTGGACTACTCTAGCGGGTCTGGGGCACATCGGCACAGGCACCAGTCAGAAGTACTACATCGGCTATAGCGGCGCGTATTACGACATTACGCCCGTCGTTGCAACGACTGCCCCAGGTACGATCACATTTTCCGCCGTCACTGTTGCCCCGTTTAGCAGCACGATCACGGTTAACCACGTGGGGCACAACGCCACTGCGGGTACCTCGGTGACTTATTCAGGCGTAACCTCTCCCGGGGGTCTTGGCGGTAACATCACTGAGGCGGTGCTAGAGCAAGAGTACCAGATCGACACCGTCATCAACGCCAACTCGTACACCATCATTGCCAAGAACCCCAGCACGGGAGCGCCGGTCACATCCAATGCATCCGACACGGGCAATGGCGGCGCGGCGGTAGTAGGCGCTTACCAAGTCAATGCTGGTCCTGCAACGCAGACTCCTGTGGTGGGCTGGGGCACCGGTCCTTACGGCGCGGGCGGTTGGGGCACCGGCAGTCCGTTTTCCGAATCCATGCGTGTCTGGAACCACCAGAACTTTGGTGAGGACTTGATCTTCGGCCCCAAGGGTGGGGCGCTGTACTACTGGGACGCTACGAGCGGACTGTCCGCACGGGGGGTGGCGCTATCGAGCCTTTCCGGCGCTTCAGATGTGCCGACTGTCCACAACCTGCTCATCGTTTCGGATACGTCGCGTTTCGTCCTGGCGTTTGGCGTGAATGACTACGGCTCTGCAACACAAGATACGATGCTCATCCGCTGGTCGGATCAGGAGAGCGCGGTCAACTGGACCCCTGCGGCCACCAATCAAGCAGGCAGCGTGCGGCTGTCTCACGGCTCTAGCATCATCGGCGTGCTTCAGGTGCGCCAAGAGATTCTGGTCTGGACGGATACGTCCTTGTACTCGCTCCAGTATCTGGGCCCACCCGTTGTCTGGGGGTCGCAGCTTCTTTCGGACAACATCTCGGTGCTGAGTGACCGGGCGATGGCTGTAGCGGCAGGCGCTACATACTGGATGGGCGCAGAAAAGTTCTACGTCTACGATGGTCGCGTGCAGACGCTGCCTTGCGATGTGCGGCAGTATATCTTCAGTGACTTCAACTACAGTCAGCTTGAGCAGGTATTCGCCAGCACGGTGGAACAGTTCAATGAAATCTGGTGGTTTTATTGCAGCACAGACTCAACCGCACCTGATAGATACGTAGTATTTAATTATCTTGAGCGCGCTTGGTATTACGGCACGATGGAGCGTACGGCTTGGATTGATGCCAGCGTTGTGAGTGATGTTCCCATCGCTGCGTACTCTAACCGGCTAATTGTGCAGGAGACGGGAGTAGACGATAGCTCGTCTGGCTCACCCACGCCTATTACGGCCTACATCACCTCGGCAGAGTTTGACATTGACGACGGGCACAACTTCGGGTTCATCTGGCGCATCCTGCCTGATGTGACGTTTCGGGGGTCCAGTGCTGCTGCGCCCTCGGCGCTTATGACGCTGCTGCCGCTCCAGAACTCGGGTTCAGGGTATACCCGGGGAGGCGACGTAACAGTTGCGTCTGTTACAGATGATATGTCCGTTGCCGGAAGTAACGCGTTGCCGGTTACTCGGGTATCCACTGTGCCCATCGAGCAGTTCACAGGACAGATCAACGTCCGGGTACGTGGCCGACAAATGGCGTTTAAAGTATCGTCCGATGGGCTCGGTGTTCAGTGGCAGCTTGGCTCTCCGAGAATTGATGTGCGTCAAGACGGGCGCAAGTCGTGAGTATCTGGGCCAACATCGTCAAGCGATTCAAGGCTCCGGCGCTGCCTAAGCCTCCGGTCGAGTACACGCAGAACTACCTTGATAACCTAGTCAACATCCTGCGCCTGTATTTCAATCAGCTTGATAACCTTCTAGGGCAAATTGTGGACGCATCCCCGGTCAACGTACAGTTTTACGGCACCGCGCTAGATGCCTTTGGCCGTGCCCGCTTCAGTTCTCCGTACACCCTGTTCGACAGCCAGAACCGTTACGAGAAGAACGACCTGTTCAGTGAGACCACCGCCACGGGCGGAACAGTCACGTACACCGCCAACGAGAGCACGGTCAACCTGAACGTGACCACAAGCAGTGGTTCTGAAGTTGTACGTCAGACG